CAAATTGTTTTTCCTAATGGGGCGGCCAATGTAGCAAAATTAACAGATGGTTCAGAACTGTTCAATAGTAATGGGGTTAGTTTAGGTGTAGTTACAGAAAAGAATAATACAACTACTGTTTCAGTTACAGATGCTTCTAATCATACAGCAGCAATATATGTTTCTCAACCTAAAGAAGCATTCTATGTAGAACAGTTATACAAAATATCTTGTGTATTTAACAAAGGTGGTAGTGTAGATATATATCTAAATAATTCTTTAATTAAATCTGAAAAGTTTTCTAGTGAACCTACATTTGCATTCAAAGCCGATGATGTTTTTATAGGGCAAAAGGGTGATGAAGCATCAGGTGCAAGAGAACATTTTCAATTCATGGGGGAGTTATATGAAGTATCTTTATCTAAAGGTAGTCAACCTTCCCAGTCATTAAATACATTATCTCCTAGTTATAGCAATATACTATTCTATTATACATTTGGTGAGTAAATGGCTAGAGAGAGAATGATATTTCCATTGAATGCAGGAGTGGTGGAGTCTACTTTTGAAGGATTATTAAGTGGTATTAGTGGTCAATATTATACTGTTAGGGGTAGTAATTCTGATATTAGAGGTAATGCATACAAAGATGTTTCAGTTAATCCTGTATTATTAGCATTAGGATTACAAGAAGAAACCGCTTATCCTAACACAACTCCGCCTGTTGATAGTAATGGTGATGCTGTTCCAGTATCATCTGCAATGTTTACAGAAATAAGAAAAGGCCCACATACAGATGGAATATCAGTACAATGTGCTAGTAGTATTCAAAATAGATTATTACCAACTGCTTCCACTTCCCTATCTACTTACGCTACAAATAAAGAAAATACTCCATCATATAAAGTTAAAATTTATGACTCTACTAAAACAAATACATCTACAAACAGAAAGGCTACTTACTCTACTGTTTCAGATTGCCCTGACAGTAATATTGGATTAGATATAGAGAATAGAGACTACTTTATTTTATTAAATCCTGAAATATATGACCATACTACAAGAGAAGATACAGTAAGACCACACTTTGCTAGAATAACTAGAATTACTACTTTTGATGAGTTTGGTGATGGGGTTGAGTTTGAGCCTAAATATACAGGAGAAATTGCTAAAGGGACTAAGTTTGAAATATACAAAGGGCCACATAAAACTACTGATAGTGATGTAGTAGCAGTTAGTTACGGTCTTAGAGGCGATACTGATGCTTCAACTAATAAATATGATAAGATAAGTATAGTTAATACTCCTACATTTTATTTTTACAATGATAGGTTAGAAGTAAAGAATCAACTAGATTATAATGAAAAATATACTTTAACTTCTGTTAGATATTGGGGTACAGGGACAAATTATCAATTTAATATAGATGCAGTTGTAGCGACAGGTGATACTAAAATTTCACAGTATGAGGAAGGTAATCTAAGTAACAGATTTTTAAAAGCCCCTAGTGCAGAATTAACCAAATTAGTTGTTGGGACTTCTTTATTCCGAGTATCTGATGGTAAGTATTTAGGTAATATAAATAGTACTCAAAATGCGATATATACAAAGATAGTATTAGATTACGCTAGAATTGATTTACCTGCTACAACTACTGCTTTTGCTGTCACAACAGGCACAACTATACAGAATGTGGTGTTTAAAACAGAAAGAAAATATGGAAATACTATACAGAATTTAGGTAGAAGTAAATTAGATGCTGTATTAGTTGATAATAATATGGTTACAGATGACGCTGATAGTAATATAGACCCTATATTTTGGCATAAAACATTTCCTAAAATGAAAAGACATACTGAAGATAGTAGTAGTGTAAATACTAATACTATTGATGGTAAAATGAATGGTCCTGCTAAATATATAACATGGGAAAGTGCTGAACTTAAAAACGATAAATTACCTGTTGTAATGGATACCGTAGTTAATAGTCCTAGAAATAAACTATCTAAATTAGCAAGAGTTAAGGGATTAGATAATGCAGGTATTCAACATCTTAAATATAAAGAAGAAGATAAGTTAGTAGTTAGAAATGGTATCTATTCTAATAATTTAGATATGCAATTATTATTTCATAAAGTAACTACTAATTCTACTCAATTAGAGTTCAATAATAAATCTAATGATAATGCTGATACAGGCTGGAAATATGATTACTCTGCTATATTAGGAGCAGATTCAATTATTTTAATAGGTGATTATTATTATAGAGTAAATGCAATAGATGCTAAGGCCGATGGGGTTAATCAAAAGTTTAGTGTTTCGCATAAGCGGTTAAAAACTGCATCAACATGGACTCAAGACTCTACTCCTCCAACTGTAAGTTCTGCTGATATTTATGCTTCTGTATATTCTAACTCTAAATTAATTACAGGGTTTTCAGCAGATACAGAAATTATAACTAGCCAAAATAATAGAATCACAATGGATAACCATACTGTTTCAAAAGAATCTACTAAATTATATAATTCTAGAGTATATATTAATGGATTTAAAGGACATGATATTAAGGTAGAATATGGTGATAGAAATTTAAAATATCTTTCATTGCAGTCGGCTACCGATAAATATTATCAGAAAACACCTAAAGATAGAGTATATTATTATGGTGGTAGTTATACTTTACATGAAGAAGTATTTACAGGAAAAATAGAAGATATAACTTCATCCATGGAAAATGGTATGTTGTATTATGATATAGTAGGAAGAGACAATACATCAAGTTTATTGGGTAATACATTTACTAAAAATTTAAATTATTCAAATGATATAGTTAAATCTACTTTGAATCCAAGTTTAGTTTTAACTGAAGTTTCAGGTGGTTCTACTGATATAGATACTGATATAACTAGTACTACTGTTGGTGTTAATGGTTCGGTGTCGTTTGGTAAATATACATTATTATTCGATTCTAATAAACAATTGATTGGTGAAGTTAGCAGTACAGAATTTCTAGGTGGGTTTAATAGAACATCAATAACTTTGTTAGATAAAGCATATATTGGTATAGAAAGTGGAAATAAATATTACTATTATAATCCTTTTAGTGCAGTTAACTTTATTTCTTTAAACAAAGCAATGGGTGCTAATACCCTAATGAATAAACATCCTACTGATTTAAATGGGGCTAGCGATGTAGGTATTACTTTTGAAAAAGGTCTATCTTTTGATAGTACACTTGCGACTACAAATTTAAACTTGTCATCTAATGTAGGTGATAAATCACAACTAGGATATGATGTTAATTCTGTTAAATCTATTAGTGATTTTGATTCTGAATTTTTATTAAAATTAGCAAATGAACAAGATGATTATATAACACATATCACTAAATCTATTCAGTCCTCTAATTATCTATCAGTAGTAAATGTGGTAGAATCAGAAACTAATAATACTGTAATAGAAGTTTCTTCACAATTCCCTATGGCTCTAGGATTAATAGACGATAATAAGGATGATACTAGATTAAAAACAGGGAATGATGCTCCGACAGATGCTAATACCCATTTTAAGAATGCTAGTATGTATTTAGTTAACACTAATATACCTAAAGGGGGTTATTTGCATAGGTTAAATAATACTTTTAATAATTTTTATACTTCTAAAGATATTTTTAGATACATGGATTTACAAAAATTTGATGCAGGTACTATTCGTAAAATAGGTGAACACCCTAGTTTCCAAGATGTAGATAGTATCTATTTAAATGGAAAACTTCCTAGTAAGATAAGTGGCTACACTTTATCACATAATATAACTTTAGAAGGAGTAGATAAAGATGCAGTTATATCTAGTAATAATAACTTAATTCAGTTATTTACTGAAACAGGGACTACTAATAGCATATATACGTCAAATGCATTAAACGCATACAATACTAATAATCTTGGGTTATTTCCGGCAAGAGATGGATATTGGGAAGAAAACGCTTTAAGTTCCGCTACTGTTGCAGAAATAACAAATTTAACTACTGAAGGTCAGAAATTTATTCAAAGAGATTATAGAACTAGAACATATGAATTGTTTGCACTAGGAGATTTATTTCCAGATTCTTATTTAAGATATAATCATATATCCCATAATTCTATCAATTCTCCCATTAAAGAATATGGTCTATTATTAGAAGGAGAAGGGACTAAAGGAACTCAAGTAGAACATAGTGGCTATACAGGTAAAACATCATCTCAAGAAATGCAAGATAAAGATTATGACATGACTACTATTATAGATTCTAACATAACTAATACTAAAGATTTAATGCGTTGGGGAGTAATTAGATTGACAGAAGCAACATTTGATTGGCACTTTAATCCAGTGGACTCGGATGCATTGAAAGATAGAAGTGAAATACCTAGAGTACCTATTTTAGAATTACGAAGATTTACAAATAAAGAGCCTACTGTTTCTTGGTCTAACGGTGTGAATGCTCCTGATTTTGATTTATTATTAGCATCAGATGATTATTTATACAGTCTTGGTGATACAGATACTTATGGTAGTGCTAATAGTGGAATTAATTTTACATTAGTACATTTTGTTTCTCCTAATCTAGCATTAACTATTGATGATAAATTATATTTTTCTTATAATTCGTTAATGAAAACCATCACAAATAACAATGTTACAACCATGAATAGTCAGTTTGAACCTCATAATATATTTCTTCCTGTGTTTTCAGAAACAAGAACACCTAATAATCCCGACTTAAAAGATGATGTTCATTCAGGTGTTCACTATGGTATAGTACATTCTTCAACCCCTGCTAGTTCTGTTGATGGTACAGTAACCAACAATGTTCATAGTGGGTCTATGTACCACACTTCAAAGGTATTATCAGCATTATCTGTCCCTAATCTTACAGGTACTAATGGTATTCCTAACCCTAGTCATTATTATGCTGATTTCCCATCTAAAACTATTTATGATAATTGTATTGCTGTATTTAGAAATATAAAAAATATTACTGAAAAAGACGAATCTAATTCATATGATTTTGATTCTAGTTGCAAACTTACAATTGATAATGATTATACTACACAAAATGTAGACGTTACATTAACTACACAAAATCAACATAATAAAAATATGCTACTAAGAAAAAATCAATATATTGGTGCAGATAATACAACCAATACCTATCCTTATGTAGGGACTCTTGGTAGGGGGGCTGTATTTGTCGGTATGAAAAGTGAACATTACCCTTTAATAAATGGGTCTAAAAAATTAAATAATGCACCTAAATATACTAATCACTCATCAACTTCTACTATCGCTACTGATGCTAAAACTACGCATATAGAACAGTCAGGTGGTAATGAATATGGAAAAGCGTTTGCCGCACAGATGTTAATTAAACCACAATTTAATATTATTGCAGAGGATTATAGTAGTAGTCCTACTGTAATTACTAGGAGAATGGATAGTGCTTCTACACATCATTGGTTACATTACATGGTAGATTTAACAGGTCAATATATAGTTGGGCCAAATATAACTGCAAAAGGTACTCCCTCATATATTGGTAAAATAATTAGCCATACAAAAAAAGTAACTACTGTTAATTCAAGAGATGAATGGGAACATACAATTACTTTCGATAAAGATTTGAGTGCTACTGGTACATATAGATTAATGAGAATATCAGAAACTACATTCGATGAAACACCTGACTTCTTTGAAATTAATGTAATGGATGATTCAGGACTACAACACGACAAAATATTTGCTGATTTCAGAACAGGAGATACAGAAGGAGACAGTAAATCTACAAATTCAGAGGGAGTATATTCTATGAATATGTTATTAGAATTAGATACCGCCAATACTTACTTAGAAAGAAGAGTATTTACTAATATGGATATGTTTACTAATGGAGAAGAAATAGATACTTACATTACGGATGGAATCAATACCCAAAGAAAATCTTTATCGGTAACAAAATCAAATAATGAGTTAAAGTTTGAATATGATGGTAAGATTTCAGCAAATGGTTGCGTTTCTTTTGGTAAAGTAATCAATTTGACTCTTCCTAAGAAGTTAAACATCACTCCTAAGAATGCATTTTTAGGAACTACTGTTAGATTAGGCAGTAAAGTTGATAATGTTCTTGAAGAAATTGCTAAAGAATCGGGTTTAGATTTAAATATTGAAGAAAGTTTGAAAGAATATACCGATTTAATTGTGAAAAGTAATTATTCTAGTGGAAATGAAGTCACTTTAAGTAGTAGTCCAGTAAATGTAGCCATCAATGATGTAATATATAACCAAGATGGCTATCTAATTGGTAAAATTACGGCTAAAAATACTACTAGTGGTGCATTTTCAGTGACCTTTGGAGGAGGAATAGTATTTACACCTTCACCCTTCGATGAACTGACTAAAAGAAATAAAAATACATTTGTCACGAATGTTAAATTTGAATCCGTAGATTCTTTTAGTGCAATCAACTATTTGGCTAACTTAAAAGATTTAGATTTTAAAATTAAAAATAATGCTATAATTACTAGAAATTTATCTAGTCCATATGCTTTAAGAAAATATCATGTATCATATAGCAAAAATAATAATTTAATACGTGTACAATCTAATAAAACACTATTCGATAAAAAGACCAAAGTAATAGTTGTCGGAGATGGTGTAAAAGCAGAAATGGAATTACCAACTAATAATACTCCACAAGTATTACGTCATGTAGATGCTTCTATTAAAACTCCTGACGAAGCAAAAATAAAAGCATTAAAGTTATTAAATCATCACAATAAAGATGTAAGGAAAATAAAATTAGTTCTACAAAAGAAAGGAATAGAACTTTTAGAGGCGGGAGATATTATATCTTTAGATTTCCCTAATCAACAAATACCTAGAGATGATTATATGGTTTTTGATATAGAAAATGTTTTATCAGGAACAGCAGAAAT